TTGCCAGATTATGTTCACAACCTTCTTGCAGACCGACAACCGTGCTGTTGATGGCGTAGCCCAAGACTGCTTGATCGGTGCTTACTTCGGTGACAGTGCATTGTTCACTGTTATGAAGGAAGGTCTACAGATCAAGACTGGTGAAACCCCAGGTGGTCTCCAGATGTGGCTAACCGGCGTGGGCTATTTTGGGTCAGGCGTTGGCGATCTTCGTCGTGGTGGCGCTATTAACATTCAGCAGGCCTAATCTAACTCGGGGGAGGGATTTGCTCTCCCCCATAACTAGGGAAATATAATATGTCGGTACCTTATCAAAGAATCTCAAATGCAACTGTAGCAGATATTGCCTTCTACGATCCCGCTGCGGAGCGTAGAGCCGCTGCACTTGATGTTGATTGGGAACCATATTTCAAAGTAGGAAGTCAGGAATGGCTTTACAAAATGGAGTTTGGTTGGTGGCAAAACTACTGCGATACTGTTATCGGTGCATATTATTATGACAACCTGCCTGATGGTCAGTTGATTTCAAGTTTCAATCCAAACTTGTTAATCAAGAATGATCAAACACTTATCCGTCTTGATTGCTTTGGCGCTATTCTCGTTTTCTATGAATCACTCGTAACTGATGTTTCAAATATGAACGAGGTAGACTTGCAGAACTACAACTTTGCAAAGGAAAGAGCCTACAATGAATGGACAAAGGCACAAGAATTAAGTAACTGGTATGACTTATTCCAGGATGCTCCACAAGGTCCAACGACTAAACTGGAAGAAAACTGGACAGCAGACCCCAATTACTTCAATGGTGATCGTAGGTACTTCTAATGGTAGCACCAACTGTCACAGTGCTTAATCAGCCCCTCGTCAATGAACAGGAAATCATTGATGTATTGAAGCGTGACATTCCAAAAGAATGGAACATTCCAATATATGTTGATTTCCCAAGCAACAGCGAGAAGGTAAGATATGGGCTTTATGTTAGCGATGTTCACACTGTTAGCAGAAATCCATATCAACTTGGTATTCAATATTGCGCTTCAATTTATCACGCATTTGATGAATTTGGAGTAACATATATTTCATATCAAGACGATCCTTACAATGTTCCAGTGAATGCTATTATTGCTAATCTGGTAACAGCATTGAAGGATGACGGAACACAATTGTTTGATGGATACTTTGAAAGAGACTTTGACCAAGTTAGATCATATGGTCCTACTCAAGCAGAGAAGCATACCTGGACATTTAGATTACTTCGCTTAGAATTTAACACATAACGCCAACAAAGGAGATTACAAATGGCAAGAATTACCGTAAATACCACTGGTACTCAGCCTACACTATATGTAAGCACTGATACCGCAAATGTTGCAAACGCCGCTCTTAGCGTAGTTTGCTTGCAGGACATCACAATCACCAACTCAACTGGTATCTACAGTTGGACTGATTTCTGCTCTATTGATACCAACAAGATCACCACTCCTGCTGATAACGAAATTACAACCAATGTTGTTCTTGACCCTATCAACTGGTTCGGTAACGCAAGTGCAGGCAACACAACTGCTGCATACAATGGCGTTGCAGGTCTCTCAATCAACAAGATTCCTGTTTCGTTCCAGATCGTTATGAATGGTGACAATGGCACTGCTAACGCTTACTACTACGAGGGCACAGGATACATTTCTGCGCTTGCTCCTACTGTAAGCCCAGAAGCACCTGTTTGGGTTTCTCCGTTGACTATCGCAGTTGACGGTGCATTCACAACTGGCCAAATCTAATGAAGTGGGGGAGGAAACTCCCCCTCTTCTAACAAATGAAAGACAAAACAATGAATGAAGATAATGTCTGGTTAAAGACAGACGAAGAAAAGTTGCGTAGTCTTATTGCAGACGAAGCAAAAATGATTCCAATGCTTGACAATATGCAAGCAACCATCAAACAACTTAAAGCAAAGCAAACATTTAGGTTAGCATTGCTAAATCAACTGCTAGAAGCAGCACAGTCCGAATAAATACTACTAGTGAAAACAAATTAAGGAGAAAACAAATGAAACTTTCACAAATCGCAGCCAAGCCAAAACTGATTGAAGTATCAATTGATGATGAAGATATCATCAAGGAATACGATGAAGCCCTAACATTCTACACTTGGGACCGTCAGCCTATGGATGTGTTCACACGAATGGCAAACTTAAGCGAATCAAACGATATCGCTGGATTGCTTGATGTTGTTAGAACCCTAGTTCTTGACGAGAATGGTAAGCCTATCCTTGAAAAGGAAAGCACACTCCCAACTACTGTACTAATGAAGGTCATTGGTAAGGTCACGGAACACTTGGGAAAGTAACAGGTGATGATCTTGACATAAAAAGTCAAAAAATGCTATCTATTATGCAAATTGATGGATTAGCAAAACGGTATGGAAAACTACCCAGCGAAGTACTTAGAGATGCAAACACATTTGATCTTTACATTATTGACGCTGCATTGACTTTTGAACAATATCATCAAAAGAAAGCACAAAATAAGGGTCAAGACCCTGTAGATCATTATACAACAGAGGATCTACTAAAAATACATAATCAAGGTAGACAGAATGGGCCGATTAACAGTAAAACTAGTTAAAAACGCAATGACTCCAGAACTTAGAAGAATGCGTGGTGCCCTAGACAAACTACCTAAAGAAGCATATGAGGTGTTCAAAGACGAAACACCGATTAAAACAGGCAATGCCCGCCGTAGAACTCGTTTGCAGGGTGAGAACATTAAAGCAGATTACCCATATGCAACTGAGTTGGAGGCGGGCAAAAGCCGACAAGCACCAGAAGGTATGGTAAAGCCAACGGAACAATACATAACCAAGCGTGTTAAGCAGATAATGCGTAAAAAATAAGGTATAAAGTATGGCCAGTTTGAAATATACAGTTGATGTTGATACCAGAGGCGCTAGAAGCAGTCTCGCACAACTTGAAAAGAGCATCGGTGGAATAGGCGCTGCTGTTGCAGGTGGCTTTGCTGTTGGTGAAATCGTACAATTTGGTGATAGCATCGTTGGATTGCAGAACAAATTGCGTTCACTTACTGGTGATGAAGCACTTGTTGGTTCAATGTTTAAGGATATCACGAGTATCGCTGGCGCTGCTCGTGCTCCACTACAAGAAACAGGCGATCTTTACTTTAGAATTGCTCGTGCTGCACAAGATTTAGGTATCAGTCAGCAGCAAACTAGCGATATCACCGAATCACTAGCAAAATCAATGTCAATGACTGGCGCAAGCGCACAAGAAACAAGTGGTGCGTTGCTACAGTTGGGTCAAGCATTGCAATCAGGTCGCTTCCAGGGCGATGAATTGCGCTCTGTACTTGAAAATATGCCTATCGTATCTAAAGCGATGGCAGATGAACTTGGCGTTACAATTGGCGAACTAAGAGACCTTGGCACACAGGGTAAAATCACTAGCGATGTGTTCGTTCGTGCAATGCAAAAGAACAAAAAAGCAATTGATGATGCTTTCGCAAGATCAGTTCCAACAGCAGAACAAGCATTAAACAATCTTAAGACTTCAATGGCAATTGCCTTTGACGAACTTGCTAAAGAACCAGGCGGGGGCAAAATCTTTGTAGAGGCTGCACAAGCAGTCCTTAATATGACTAAGGATGTTAACGCACTTGCAAGTTCAATCAAGAGTTTGATTGGTATTGTAACTGACTTTGCTGTTATCTGGCTTGGTCTTGTTAAGGGACCACAACTACTTAAGGGTGCAATGTCTGGTCTTGCTACACTGATGACTGGATTGACTACAAGTGCAAGAGGCTTTGGTCTAGGTATGACTAAAGACTTGGGTAGTATTAAGAACAGCCTTGTTGGTGTAGGTACTGCCTTTGGCATCTTTGATAAATCTCGCGGCAGCATATTAAGAGTTGCAGGCGAAGTCAAGGGCGTCAGCGGATTAATGGCACGATTTGCACAGTTACTAATGAGTAGCGGCAACATCCTTAAGGCTGTGTTTAGTATTGGTCTACGCTTTGCAGGCTGGGTCGGTATCTTCCTCGCTGTTGTTGATGTAATCAATGCGTTGTACAAAGCAGTAACAGGAAGCAAAAAGAACCTAATTGATCTATCAGGAGTATTCAAGTTCTTGATTGATGTTGTCAAGGTTGCTTGGTACCTAATCAAAGAACTTGCAAGTTTCTTGGGCGGTGTATTTGGTCCTATACTTAGTGGCATAGGGTCAATGATAGGCTGGGTTGCAAAGCAATTTATGCAATTCAGTGTTGTTCAAACTGTTATAGGATGGATCAGCAGTCTTTGGGGCTATCTGGGTGATTTCTGGAGTTGGCTAAAGGGCAAAGCAGGTATCAAAGATGAGGCAGCGAAGCCTGCTGCTGCACCCCCACCCAAGACAGGCAAGAATGATGTATTCGGTGACGCAAGCACTAAGGTTACACCGAAAGGCGGCGGTGGCAAAGGCACTGGTAAAAGTCCTGCTGAAATTGCTAAGGAACAAGCAGAAGCACTTAAGGAAGTCAAGAAGGCAATTCTTGAAGTTACCGCTGCTTATAAGGAACAAGCAAGTGCAAGACTTGAAGACTTAAACTTCCAGTTAAAATCACTTACAATGAGCGAAGATCAAGTTCAACTTGAGCAAAATCGCCGTGATATTCTTAAAGAACAAAGTGATGCTCTTGCTGATCTTGCTAAAAAAGAGCAAGAAATTAAGGATAACAAGGATCTTTCTAATAAGGGCAGACAAGAAGCACTTGCTCTTATTGCACAAGAAAGAGCCGCAATTCAAACTGCTACGCAAGAAGAACTTGCAGCAAGTGAAGCAACACTTAAGGCAATTCAAGCCAAGAACATTGAAATCGCTAAAGCAACACACCTTATGGAGTTGCAGCAGAAGGCAAATGAGAACAAGGCAGCACTTACCGCACTTGAAGACCAGATCAAACTCGTTGGATTGTATGGTGACAAGTTAGAAGATACTACAGCACAACTTGAATTGCAGAATAAGTTGCGTGAAATTGATGTTGAGTATCAAAATGCTTTACTTGACCTTGAAAATCAAAGAACTAAGTTAGGCGAAGAACGCTATGCAATGGAACTTGCTAACATTGCAGCAGTTAAAGCACAGGCAATAGAAGCAGCAAACGCACAAGCAGCAGCGCAAAAGAAACTAACTGACTTACAGCGCAAATCCGATCGTTATGATGTTAAAGCAGCGATTGGCAAGCGTATGGAAGAACTTGCTCGTAGTGTTGACCCAGCAATCACCGCAGTTGAATCACTAAATTCTGTATTTGATCGTATGGGCGATGCTATTGACAACTTTGTTGATACTGGTAAGTTCAAGTTTGGTGACTTTGCTCGTAGTGTTATCGCAGACATTGCTAAGATTGCATTGAAGGCAGCAGCAACTAAGATTCTTACAAGCGTATTTGGTGGCATCTTTGGTAAGGCTGCTGGTGGTCCTGTTATGGCAGGCAAGCCCTATATCGTCGGTGAGCAGGGCCCAGAACTATTCGTACCAAATAGTGCTGGTTCAATTATGACCAACGCTTCAATGAATAAGAATGCTGGTACTGGTGGACAATCAGCACAGCCAGTTGTTAATAATACTTACATCACAAACAATATCAGCGCAATTGACAGCAAATCAGTCGCACAAATGTTTGTTGAAAATCGCAAGTCGTTGCTAGGTGCCAGCACAATGGCTCGTAAAGAACTACCATACGGTTAATAGGAATAAATTATGTCAGGATTACAAACTATTATTAATAAATGCAATGGCATAACGATTGATCGTCGCCAGATGGTTGGCATTCAGTATACTCGTAACGAAAGCCCTCGTACAAGCAGTACTCCAACATACAATCCTTGGCGTTTCACATTAGATATGCCATCAAGTTTGCGTTATAACGAAGCAAGAGCATTGATGGAAGAACTTGATACACTTGATCGCTTTGTGCCACAAGTTATCACATTCGGTGACAACCCTTGCTTAAGTTGGATCTTCAAATATCAGGGAAGTTTAAGCACTTCACAACTAAATGGCATTACTGTGCAGAGTTTTGTTGGTGATCAGTTGACATTGACAAACTTACCAGCAATTTCAGCAACTCGTTTGATGTTTGCTAAGAATGATTTGATACAGATCGGTAACTATACTTTCCCCTTTACTTCACAAACTGATGTATTGAGAGGATCGGGGTCAACTATTACTGTAACAACTAACAGACCAAACATTATTACTGGTACTGTTAATGGTGCTGGCATCACAGTTGGCAACAAATGTAAATTCTATATGTTCTGCCCTAATATGCCCACTTACAAGTTAATACCCGGTGGTGCAGTCATAAGTAATGGTACAACAATTAACAATGCATTAATAGAATTCAGCGACTCGTTCCAATTGTACGAGTGGGTCGCAACAGCATAAGGAACAAATGAATGGATAATATCCCAGAGGTAGCAAATAGTCCGCCCAGTATCAATACTGCGGAGTTTGTGAAATTAACAATTTACAACGAATATGGTAACAGCGCAAATGTCACTGTTCATACCTTTTCTAGTGCTTACAAGCCAGAAACGATTGATGGAACAGTTTATCTTCCTCTCGGTGGTTTGTTAGCAGTTGGTACACAGCCAAGAGATTTGCGTGTAACGAGTGCTGATACCAGCATTGCATTGTCAGGTATCAGCGGTAACAACATTGCAATCGTTCTTGGTACCAAGATCAAAGGTAGTAAGATTGAAATATTGCGTGGATTCTACAATAACAACTATATCTTAACTAACACTTACCCAAGATTTACAGGCATCGTGACAAGTTATGGTATTGGCGAAGACTTAGAAACAGGTTTCAGCAATCCAACCGATAACTTCACGGTAACTGTAAACGCAAGTAGTTATAAAGTTGTATTAGAGAATCGTATCGCGGGTCGTAAGACGAACAAATCAAGTTGGCAAGTTTATAACAGCAATGATAGTTCTATGAACAATGTTTATAGTATCGCAGACCAGACATTTGACTTTGGTGCTGATCCTAAGAAGAAGGCAACTACAAGTTCAAGCGCAACATCAGGTGGTGCAGGTGGCTTCGGCGGCGGCAGAGATTTCAGCACTGGTTTCGGAGTCAACTTGGTATGAAGATAAGAAACGCTAACAAGTTTGACTTTCCCAAGATTCTAGAAATGCTTCATCGTTTCAAGAAAGCAGGACCTACTGCACTTAGCAGTGGATTTGACAATGAAGATCAAGTAGCAACGATTTACGCACACATTATGGCGGGTCGTGGTCTTGCATTGGTCGCTGAAAAAGACGGCGAACTTGCAGGGCTACTAATCGCAATGATTGACCCAATCATTTGGGACCCTGACACAAGAATTATGCGTGAATTAGCATATTGGGTAGATGAAGAATATAGAGGATCAACTGCCGGTTACAGACTTATTGCAGAGTATGTAAAACAAGCAGATCAAATGGTAGAAGATGGTAGAATCAGCGCATATGTCATCGCAAAGATGGCAAATAGTCCTGATCTAAAGTATGACAAGTTCGGCTTTACTAAAGTTGAAGAAGTCTGGGTAGCAGGAGTATAAGATGCCAATATTTACAGCAATCGCAACAGCAATTGTAGGCGCAATCGGCATCACAGGTGTCGTTGCTACTATCGCTACCAGTCTTATCGCAGGTGGTCTAGCATTTGGTGTCAGTAGACTTATTGCACCAAGAGGATCAAGCGGCAGTAATCAGCAAGAGGACTCTGTTACTGGTGCTCGTGTCCAGTTGCCACCTGCAACTAACAACAAACTTCCTGTAGTTTATGGTACTGCATTCATCGGTGGTTCAATTATTGATGCTAAGATTAGCACAGACTTGCAGACAATGTGGTATGTTATCGCAATGGCAGAAGTTACAAATACTATGCCTGGTAATACTCCTGATTCTATCACATTCAATGAATTGTATTATGATGGTAAGTTAGTTACACTTAGTGGATCAAGCGTTACTGCATTGACAACTAACACTGCTGGTGGTGGTGAAGTTGATACAAAAGTTAATGGTTACTTAGACATTTACCTATTCCCTAATGGGTCAAATAGCGGCATCAATACTGGTGGACAATCAGCAATTACTATTATGAGTGACGCAGGCATTCCAGCAAATCAGCGTTGGAATCAGGGCATTTATACAGCGGGCGGACAGTCAGCAGATATGACCAACACTGCGTTTGTTATCGTCAAAGTTAAGTATAACCAAGACGCTGGTACAACTCAGTTAGGTGCTGTTACTGCTA